CTATTATTTATATGTGTAAAATCTATGCTTATAGAATAAAAAAGGGGCCTTGTGGAAACCTCTTTTTGAATCAATTAGAATGTGTGTTATTGACCACCACCAGTAGCTAGTGTGTTGATAGTTCTGCCTACTTCTGTGCCAATGCCTGTACCTTTAGGTGTTTGTATAGCATTGTCATAAGCTATGGATAAAGTCACGCTGATCGGTGTGTTTTCTTGATATGCCAGTGAATTATAATTGGCGCTTTCTAAATAGCAACCATACAGTTCAAAAGTTTCCAAGATGCCTGGAGTCAAAGCTCCATTGCCACCGTCTAATATTTCAATTCTTGTTAAAAATTTGTAATCAGCTCCAGATGCTGCTGCTGATTGTTCAAAGAAATCAAATTGTTTCTGTAATTGTTCGCCCACTAATTTCTGCACATTGTTGGCCACGTCTTCTCTTAGATTCAATGTGATTGGTTCCCAAGTGTGTTTGCCAGCTAGATAAACTTTAGAGTTATACACATCCAAAGTAATTTTTTCGAAAGTAACATTGGGTCTGGTCACATCCATCACTTGTTTAGTTAATTCTGTGGTAGGTGTGGATACTCCAAAATTTTCTAAGGACACTCTAAAACGATACTGCAGTTTTGGCATCAATAGGCCTTGACCGCTAGCACTTGCGTTGCTGGCCAAAGGAACTGTTAGTTTAGATAGTGTAGATATACTCATTGTTTCTCCTATTGCTAGTATTTATATAATTTTATAAACCGCTTATTTCTCCTGTGTTTTTTAAACGTAGTGGTATGTATATGAACTCCACTGCTTTTACTGGTTCAATAGCTATGTCCAAATACAATTCATTACGATCTATTCTTGCTGGAGTGTTGTTGGATTCATCGCACACTACTATGAAGTCATACAGTGCTCTTTGTCCCACTAATTCCAATAATAAACTTTCAGTTTGTTGTTTGATTTCATCTCTAGTAATTTTGTCATTGGGTTCAAACACATATGGTTTAGCCAGTTTGTTCAATTGACTTCTTAAGTAGATAACCAATCTAGCCACGTTGATTCTGTCCAGTGCTGAAGCATTTCTTGCTCTAGTTTTTTGACCATAATTAACCAGACCAGCTCCTGTGATTACTGTGATAGGGTTGACATTTGATGTGTACAATGTGTCTCTTTGTCCTTCATTCAACACTGTGCTCACAAATTCGCCTTCTGCACTCACGTATCCTACTGCTGAAGCATTGCTGATGCCTCCACGTCTTGTGCCTGCTGGAGCAAACCAAGGAAACGAAACCTGATCACTTAGTGCTATGGTTCTTAATATCATATGACTTGGTGGCACCACAACATCTCTACCAAAATTATCACTGGTGAAACCTGATGGATAAAACACACCCATGTATTCATCAAAAGATGTAAGTCCTGTGTCGCTGTCTTGTACAGCAAGGTTCACATTGGTTGCCCATTCATTTAAAGAAGTTGCATCTGGTGCTAATCTAAACGGAGCATCACCTATCACAAATGCTGTGAGCCCTCTGTCATAATTTAATGTGATCATTTCTCCAATTAATTCTGGATAAGCAGGACACGCCATCAAATTGAACAATCTTGATGCATCATCTCTGATCTCATCGTTGGAGTTCAGCATGGCTTGTAATTGCTGTACCACAACTTTTCTTTGTGCTTTTCTTCCAAAAGTTCCTGCACCATTTTCTTGATTGGCTGATTCAGTTTTCCATCTATGAGGATAGTATGCTGATTGAGATTCTGGGAACACAGTATTTTGTGCAGTTAGATCGACGTAATTTCTCACAAATTTTTTCACATTGAATCCACTTCTACGAGTGTTGAACAACAGCATGCCTTTAGGATACAGTGCTGGATCTGGACAATCAGTGTCAACAAAATTGTTGGTTAATAAAGCTTCAATGGTGCCTGGCGTGTCGCTGTTAGTTCCTGTGGTATTGTATCTAGCATCAGCAAATATTATTCCATCTTCTGTGGTTTGATCTGAACTGTCAACCAATACAAATTGGGTTGTAGCAACATTGTATTTGTAAATCTGAGGATAATTTTCGATGTCACTGGTATCAATCCATATATCACCATTCACTAAAGCTGTTTCATCTGATTGTTCTACTGGTTCAGTAGCTGAAACAATTGGTCCAAGCGGATCTGTGTTTGGCAAAGCTGAAGCATCTCTGTAACCTTTCCATGTGGTTCCATTATGATACATAATATCCACTTCATCTATCACTGAGCTGTACCACAATCTGCCATCAGCAGTTAAGCTGGTAGGATTGTCAACACCTGCCACATATGATAGCACTTTAAAGTTTGTAGCTCTTAACACCACCGGATTGGTTGATCCGTCTGTTTGATCATCGTTGTATAAATTTGTTGTGCTTTCGCCCACAAATCCTGCTAAACTTAATAGATCATCTGTGTCTGTGATTTTAATATCACCACTAATGTTGTGCGAGATCACCAATCTATTTAAAGTGTCCACACTGGCTTCAATGTTTACAAAACCTTTGGCGTTGATTGCATTGGCAATGGTGTCAGCATCACCTGAAGCGCCCACCACAGCTACTGTGACAGTTTGTGCTGCTCCTAATGATTGTGAATTTACTAAAGTTTCCTGCATGGTGAAGTTGTAAGTGCCTGCTACACACTGTGTAGTAATCACATTGGATTTCACTATGGTAGGACCGCTGTTTTCTTTTCTTAAGATTCTATAATCAACTGTGTCACTGGTGTTGTCGGAATTCACATACAATGATCCTAGAGCAATATTTACACCACCACCTGTGCGATCAAGGTTGTACAGTGCTGATTCATTACTGTTGTACAGTGGAGCTGCAATGTCTTCAAACAAATTAGTAACACTGTTGAATTTTTTTACTTTGAATTTAGCTCCAAGATTTGGCGCTGTGATTTTAATCCATAAAGACCCAGTTGGTCTTGGATTTGCATCTGTGGATTTATACAATGGAACACTGGTGTGTGCTTGTGTGTTAATTGTGGGAATGTAATACACTCCTGCTGTAAATCCTAAATCTGCCAACAATGTGCCTGAAACAGAAGCCAAAGTTACATTGCTTGTGGTTGAAAATATTGCCACTGCACTATTCACATTGACTGCTGTTACACCAGATATATTTGCTGAGTTGATAGCTGATGTCACTGTGGTAAAAGATGTGCCTGTGATGGTAATGCCATTCAGTGTGAAAGAACCAGATGTGGTAGTAACGTTTTGAATGGTGCCTCTCACTGTGTAATGACTGTTTTTCCAAGCAGTGGTTCCTACTTCCACCCAAGTGCCTGAATAATTTTTGTAGTATAATTCATTGAAGGTTGTGGTGGCATTGATAAGATAATCACCAATTTGACCAGTGGAACCTTTGGGTGCATTGCCTGCTGTGTTACCAACTAATTTTTCTAATTCGTTTTCTGTGACCACAGTAGGTACTTTGTTGGTGAATGTCTGTCCGCCTACAGCTGTGATGGGGTTAGCGTTCCATTCAAAAATACCAAACAATGTGTTGGCTGTATCAAACCAATAAGTGCCTCCAGCTGGATTAGCTTCAGGAGCTTCAGCTGATGCAGTAAGTTCTGCTAGATCTATATCTGCTCTTACAACGAATGCTCTGTTGCTGATACCTAGCAATGAATATGCTGCTTGTAAACCATATTCGTTAAGTTCACCACCATGTATTGGATTATTGTTGACATCTGTGTAAAATATAGCATCACCAAAGGTTTCGCTAAGATCTCTTTGTGAAGTGATTAGGAATGGTTTGCCTGCGTTAGCAGCAAGAGTGCCACGTGCTGTGCCTGTGGCTGATGAATTGGCTTTGTCCTGCGCAGTGGCAATAAAAATCATTGGAACCGTACCTGGTTCAGCTGGTGTGTAAAAACTTTCGTCTATTACTGTAACTTGTACGCCTGGTGATACTAAATTAGCCATTTGCTTGTTCTCCTATATCGCTTGTTGAATGTATTTATTCTAATAGCAAAAAATATGCCTTATTAAACGCTTGGAAAGGGGTGCTAAAAGGGCAACTAAATACGCTATGCGTCCTTTGTGTAAAGCCTGTAAACAACGCCCTTGTGCTGTGAATTATCACAAAGCAAACAAGGTATTCTATAGATCACAGTGTGAACAGTGTGTGCGCTACAGAGGCAAACAAATGGGTGTGCCCAAATGGCAACAGGGTGGTTATGTGCAGAAAAGTGAATGTGACAAGTGCTCCTACAAAAGCAAACACATGGATCAATTCAATGTGTATCATGTGGATGGCAATTTGAACAATTGTAGATATAGCAATTTAAAAACTGTGTGTGCCAATTGTCAGCGAGTGCTGCAGGTATTAGGAATTAAATGGGTGCAAGGAGATCTTGTATCTGACTTCTAAGATGTTCTACAGTGCTGTTATTGTTTAATTCAGCATCAAATGGCACTCTAGCCCAAGCCCACTCACTGGCGTGTATGTCTTTGGGTGCTACTCCCACATCTTGATATATTTTAAACCACAATGGCAGATCTTTTCTTTTTACCCACCACACCTGTCCGCCCACTGCCTTGATCATGTCTGCTTCATTGACAAATCTTACATCCGGCAGCACCCAGTTGATTTGGGGATTTTCCATGATTTTTTTTTTGGCTAAACTCACCCATATGCCATCATAAAAACCATTGCGCATGCACTCTGTGCCAAATTTCTGCAGAGCCATTCTGGGCGTGATTGTGCTGCCCACTTCTTTGCTCCAATAGGCATCTGGTTGTTCACGCCATATTCTGCTGGCATCTGTTTTGCCATCCAACAAGTTTCTGTCCCATTCAAACATATGGGCCACAGCATCTTTCAGTTTGTCAGCAAAAGACATCTTTTGAAAGTTGTGTTGTTCCACCAAGCAATCAGCAATGGTGTCTTTGCCACTGCCTATTAATCCGCAAATTCCAATAATCATGTTAAAGTACAATTGTACTTGAAATTTATTACAGTGTCAAGAAATATTAGCCAATTGTGAAATGATAGCCCACGCCACCTGCCATCTGAGTAGCCAATTCTGCATCCAATCTGTCCATTTCTGCTTGTGCTTCAGATTTGAGACTGTCTCCATTCAGTGTGGTTCCACCCTGTGGACCAGCTATGGTGTTAAATTTTGATCTAGCTTCACCCAGCATGTATTTGCAGTTGGCCAGTGTGTAACTTTTGATCCATTCTCTAGCTTTGTAGTCCTGTAGTAATTGACTTTCAGGTCTAAAATTGTAGGCTTGTATCAACAAAGTTTCGTTGGCTCTGGGGCGCTGCAACAGTGTCAATACTTTTGTGGTAGGATTCCATTTGAATTCAATAAAACTGCCAAACATTCTGCCCAACAATTCTTGATATTGTGAAAACATGTTGTAGGTAGCAATGCCGCCCAAGTTGGTGCTGGACAACATATAGGTATTGGTGTAGGCCATGTTGAAAGGTTCAAACAGTGTGCCACCATCACCACTTCCTGATCTAGACCCTACAGATCTTCTAAATAACTGACGCACTTCCATGATCTCATTGCCCAACACATAGGCATTTTGATCCAACACTGTGTTGATGAATATGTAACTTTCTTCCACTGAATTGTCTGATCTTTGACGATATCTGCCCAGAGTTCTAGTAAGTGCTGTCTCATAGTGACTGGGATCCAGTTCTACTTCTACCATACCGCCGCCCAGCATGTTCTTTACGAAATCATATATTTCTTGACGTTGTGTTTGCAGATCGCTCATATAGTGTCCTGCACATATTTATCAAGCAGTGGAGCTAGAATAAATATACGCATGCCTAGATTAAGTTTATACAAGCCAGAAACGGGACAAGATTACACATTTTTAGACCAAACCATAGCAGAAATGTTCACTGTGGGTGGCACTGATGTGTTTGTGCACAAGTATCTAGGACCTGTCAACACTGCAGAAGGAGATGCCACAGCCACGCAGCCCAACTACAATGCTGTGAAAGAAACCAACATACAGGACTTATTGTTTTTAGAAAATAGAGATAGAAAATATGATCCCAGCATCTATCAAATTCGTGGCATTTACAATGTGAACGATATTGACTTTGACATGAGTCAATTTGGATTGTTCCTACAGAATGACACAATATTTCTCACAGTACACATCAATAGTTCAGTGAAAACCATTGGTAGGAAATTGATGTCAGGTGATGTGATTGAACTTCCGCATCTAAAGGATCAATTTGCCCTTAATGACTATCAGGTAGCACTGAAAAGATTCTATGTGATACAAGACATTAATAGAGCAGCTGAAGGATTTTCACCCACTTGGTATCCGCATCTATACAGATTAAAACTCAAACAGATAGTGGACAGTCAAGAGTTTAAAGAAATATTGGATCTGCCAGCAGAAGAAGGCAGCACAAACACACTGAGAGATGTGTTGAGTACCTATGAAAAAGAAATGCAAATTAATGCAGCTGTGGTGGCACAAGCAGAAGCAGACACCACTAAAAGTGGTTATAACACCAAACATTTGTACACACTGCAGGTGGATGAGCAAGGCAAGCCAGAACTAGTGACCACAGATCTAAACAATCTGGATGCCAGCACAGCCAATGTATTATCAGACAGAATTAATCAAACTCCCGACAAACTGGGTTATCAAGGATATCTTTTAGGTGATGGGTTCGCACCCAATGGTGAAGTATTTGGGCATGGTACAGGATTTCCATTAGGATCTGAAAAAGGCAATTATTTTTTACGCACAGACTTTCTTCCTAACAGACTTTTTCGCTATGACGGCACACGATGGGTAAAAATGGAAGATGCTGTGCGTATGACATTAACAAACACCAATACTAGAAACACACAAAAAACAGGATTTGTTAATAACACCAACACCACCACAGTGGCAGGCACAACCATAGATCAAAGACAGAGCTTGAGCAATGCTTTGAAACCCAAAGCGGATAATTAAACATGCAATTTTTTTACGACGGTCAGATACGCAGATACATTACTCAAATTGTAAGATTGATGAGTAACTTTTCCTACAAAGATGGCAAAGGAGCACTCACTACTATACCAGTGATGTATGGAGATCTTACCAGACAGGTGGCACACATCATAAGAGACAACAGTGAGAATAAATTGCCCAGTGCACCAAGAATGGCTGTGTACATTACATCTTTGGAAATGGATCGCAGTCGCACAGCAGATGCTTCATATGTGAGCAAACTGCATGTGAGAGAAAGGGCATATGACGCCAACAATGAGGAATATCTAAACATACAAGGAGCCAATTACACTGTGGAAAGACTGATGCCTACTCCTTACACTTTGGGTGTCAGCGTGGATATATGGTCCACCAATACAGATCAAAAATTGCAAATTCTAGAACAAATTTTAATGTTGTTCAATCCCAGTCTTGAACTGCAAACCACAGACAACTATGTGGATTGGACCAGTCTCACAGTGTTGGATCTAAATGGAATCACTTTCAGCAGCAGAGGCATTCCCACTGGCACAGAAAGTGAAATTGACATAGCTACTCTACAGTTTACCACTCCAATTTTTATCAGTCCTCCCACCAAGGTAAAAAAGTTAGGTGTGATTACAAAAATTATCACCAGTATTTTTAACGAACAAACAGGTGATATTGATCTTGGAGTCAGTATGCCTGAACTGAAAGCATTTGAAGATGATGCCACAAACACTGCCAAGGCAGATATCAACACCACTGCTGATGGCTCAGTGAACATTAGTAAAACTGTTAGAACAGATGCTGACGCTGTGATAGCCACCATTGCTAGTGGTTATGACATTGTGGTATTAAACAGTATTGTACAAATTGTGGACAAAGGAGTGGTAGGAGCCACCAATTGGAGACTGGTGTTAGATGTGTATCCTGGAGTGTATCAGGCAGGCATCAGCAGAATATTATTAGAAAGATCAGACATTGCAGCCACAGTGTCAGGCACTTTTGCTGTGAACAGTCTCAATGAAAATCAATTGATTGTGAATTGGGATCCAGACACCATTCCCACAAACACTATCATAAATGGTGTAACCAACAGAGGCACAGTGGACTACATAGTGGATCCGCTGACCTACAATCCCACATCGGCAAAAATTCCTGGATTAAGACTGTTGATATTGAACGACATAGGCGCCATAGGCGCAGTGGATGGAGCTGATGCATGGAAATCCACAGCTGGAGTTGATCTAGTGGCTCAGGTAAATGATATTATAGAATGGAGTGGCACTCAATGGAATATATTGTTCAATGCCAGTGATAATGCCAGCACAGAAGATTCCACAGTGTCATTCAAATTTATTACCAATTTAAACACAGGCATACAATACAAGTGGAACGGAGCAACCTGGCTGTTGAGTTTTGAAGGCGAATACCGCAAAGGCACCTGGAACGTCAGTCTATAAGATAATTATTTACATGACCAATAAAAAAATAATTGGCTGTGGAGCTTTATTCTACACGCTTGATACCAAAAGATTCTTATTTCTACACAGAACACAAAGCAAACAGTCCAATGTGTGGGGACTGGTGGGCGGTACCAACATTGAAAGTGAAACCCCTTGGGAAAGTTTAAAAAGAGAAATCAGCGAAGAAGTGGGGCATGTAGAAATAATAAAAACTATACCTCTAGAAACGTTTGTGAGCAATGATGAAAATTTTTTATATCATACCTATCTGTGTGTGGTAAAACAAGAATTTCTTCCTCAATTGAATGAAGAACATGATGGATATGCTTGGGTACATTTTGGCAAATGGCCTAAACCATTACATCAAGGATTGAGAAACACACTGCAGAATAAAACTAATCAAATCAAATTGGACACTGTGTTCAAGATGTTAAAATTTCTATAATGATTAAAATACTTGGTGATATGATGCTGGATCGATGGATCATGGGCACTGCTGATCGCATGTCGCCTGAAGCACCTATTCCTATTTTATTAGAACAAAATCAAAAAATTTCTCCAGGGGGTGCTGCTAATTTAGCAGTGAATATGGCTGCTATTCACAATGATGTACAATTGTATGGAGCAGTGGGCAAAGACACAGACGGTTACAGTTTAGTAAATTTATTAAAAAACAGCAATGTATTTTTATCTATAGCAGAAGATGCTCCTATTACCACAACAAAAATAAGATTGGTTGAACAAAGAGGACAACATATACTGCGTTGGGACAGAGAAAAACAATACACCAAAGACAGTTGTTTGTCTCAACTGTTATTTTCTCTCACAGAAAATAGCATGGTATTAATCAGTGATTATGCCAAAGGCGTTATTAAATCTCACACAGTAAAAAACATTTTAGAAAAAACGCAATGGGTGTTGGTAGACCCCAAACAATCTGCTGATTATTATCACGGAGCATTTCTAGTCAAACCCAACATGAAAGAATATGAATCATGGAATGGTGTGTTTGATGTGGATTCAGCTGTGAAATTTGCTCAAACACACAGTTGGACATGGCTTATAA